CCCGTCTCGGCGGCTAGTCGGCTAGGTCACACCCCCTGGAAATCGCCTCATGAATAAAGAGACTAGGTTGGGGATGCCCTAGCTGCAAGTGTTTTTTAACAGCACACCGCTTGCTGGCGCCGTTGCGGGGTAAAACATAACAAACGTCCCCGCAGGGGAATTACTCTACATCTAGTAGTGTCTCTGTGGCAACACCTTCGTCCGTCTCAACTAGGTTGAGGGGCGCGTTATCACCAAACAATTTACCGTAGTTGAACTCGTAGCAACGAGTCTGACCACTTGGAACTGTTGTTCCTGAGCCGATGTAACACTTAGCGGCAGGCTTACCATCGGCATGGTATATTAAATACCCACCGCTGTCCAATTCTTCTTTCATAGCTACAGGAGCAACACCGTGTTCCTTACACCAATCGTTAACCGCTTTAGACATTATGTACACCTTCTTGTCTTCCGTGCAAACTCTACCAACTGCTGGCGCCCTTAAATGTTCTAAAGGCATTTCCTTTTTCTTGGCTCTTGCGTCACCGAACCTAAGCGTAATGATGAGTCGTCCCGGTAGCGTAGATATAAACTGAGCGATGTGCTCACTAATATCTGTGTTACTTTCTTTACGGCTCTCGCGCATCTGAACAATTTGTTCCAGTGCCCACTTCTTCATGCCCGCTATGTCAAAAGATACTAACCCTATCTTCTCAGCAATCTTACCGGCCACTATAGCAGTTACGATAGTGTCTCTATAGAAACGCTCTTTGTTGTCGTCACTAGACTTTGGATTAAATTTACCACGAGCAGCGGTTATTTGCCTACGCACCCAGTCATGGTTCTTAATAACAAACCTAATGAAAGGTCGGCACGCTTCGCCGTAGACGTTGTCCATGTGGTCTTCTACAAACGACTGTGTTATGTCTGGGAATACATCGGCTCTAAAGTTCTCGGGTAGTTGTACCTCGAAGAAGCGCAACTGCGTCGCTTCAACTCTGAAGCCCGCAGGTAGTTTACTAATGTTCTCGTGCAATGAGTCGTTCGACGTAATGAAACTATTCTTAAACCACTGACCACCAACTGTGCTAAATTTACCGTTGGAACCAAGGCGCTCTTTATCACGACCGTTCGCTAAAGCGTAACCCGTTCTAGTTAACTCGTCTGGCGCTCTACCTGAGAACTCATCTAGCAACATAGGTACGGCGCCCATAATAGCGATACGTTTAATCACAGCGTTTAGTGTGGAACCCTGCTCGCCTGTTTGGCGTTCCATGAAGGAAGGGTTTCCATAAAAACCACACGCTATCTTAGCCGCTGTAGATTTACCCGTGCCACCATACCCAGTAAAAGCGAGAGGCAGCCCGTGCCAGTTCGAAGAACCCATGAGTTCAACAAGTACAGAACCCATCGAGTGGCACACCGCGAACTGAAACGGCTCTGCTCCCGGTCTGTTGTACAGCGTGTCTATATTAGCAACCCACTGCTCTAAAGTCCCGGAGGTCCCGAAGTTAACAACTACGTCCGCCGGCATATCCTCGTCGCATAGTACTTCTTCCTCGCCTTCTAGCTTAATCATGTTGGTTCCTATTACGAAACCTTTTCTGTCTTCGGTCCAACCAAACTGCTTGTATGTTTTGGTTTCCATACGCCACGCTTGGAGGGTTTCGATGAGACCTTCTGCAAATTCAGCCATGTCGTTCCTTGATTTATTTGTTCTCATTAAGAAGACTTCGTGCGACGCTAGAGTCTTCGCCATCATATCCGTTGACGCTAACTCTGAGGTGGGCATGAAGAACTCACGCCACCTGCCATTCTTTTCTTTGGCACGCCACTGAATTACCCAAGTGCCCTCGGAGTCTTGTATACGGTTGATAGGGTATATGAACGACCTACAGAACGGTCTCCAGTGTACAACTCCATCGTCGTCCTTGATCGACCTAGACAATGACTTACCGTTCCAACGATAGCCGGTCATCGGCCAATATGGAATTTTCTGCCCTTCTATTATCGGTACTGTCGCAGGCTGTTCGTCGTCCGTTTCCGTTTCGTCCTTAGCGGACTCTGCTTGTTCCTTGTTGCCTAACTGTATTGAGAACTTGCACTTGTCAGCCATGTCACAAGACTTCATACACTCAATGTGTTTATCCATCTCAACACATGAGGTCGGCCCGAACTCCCACTCGTCAATCTTAGCTTGGGTTTCTTCAAACGTATAACCCTTGTACCCTTTACTCCACTCGTGTATTAGTTCCGTACCGTTCTCACAGTGCTTAACCACACCAATGGCTCTGTGCCAATGAGGCTCAGGTATGTCACCTTTCTTATCGCGGAACTCGCGGATAGCCTTACAGTGCTCTGCAATTACATTGGCGTCTGCCGTAGGGTAATCTCCTAGCGCCGCAGCGAACGGGTTAGCCCCTTTACTCTTGTCATAGTTGTTAGTAGGCGCAGGCTGTACGTCGTTGTCCTTGATGTACCCTTGGAGTTTTTCACGTATTGTTTCCGCAGGGTACTGCTTACCTAGCTTGACTAACTTAACCTCAACGGGAGGGTTAGTCTTACGGTTATGAGTACCGACCGGTCGTAGTATCCGAGCGCTATCCATGTCAACAGCCCTGTCAGCCTTTAGCCCCATATGAGTCGTGACGTCCCTCTTGAGAGCAGACAGTTCCTTCCATACATCTGAGGTAACGTCTTCATCTAGCGAGAAGTAACAGTGGTACCCACCGCCCGACGAAGTTATCGTAGGGGTAAGTTGTAACACCTTGGCTAACTGAACGATATCTGCTAGCGCTTCTTCCCTAGTAGCGTACTTTTTCTTACCGTCGCCACCAACGTCGAAGTCGTCGAACAACGAACGGCACGCCACCACGTTTTCTTGGGTTCGTATGCGCTTCTTCTTTTTTCGTTCATCGTCGTACCAATCACCAAAAGAGTTCACTGCGAAGTAAACTGTCTCACCTTGGTCGTCGAAGAACTCAGCTGCTAGCGCCGCGTCCTTAGCGCTATCGTACTTCTTGTACTTAAACCAAACGCCACCTTTGCCTGTTGGTGTAGCTAAGGCTATTATCTTCGCCCCGCTGTCCGGTAGTACTAATTCTAAAAATTGTTGAATCCCCATGTTCCACCTAGTTATTTTAAAAAGTCCACGGTGGACTTTTTATAGAGCATAAAAAACCGGGGCGAACCCCGGCTCCTAAGTTGACGATACTAATCGTCGAAGTCTAAACCGTCTAGTGCGTCGTCAATGTTGTCCGTCTCTACGGGAACCTTAACGTCTTTGAGGTCAACCTTCTTCTGTTTCTTGAAATCAAAAGTTGGTTCGAAGTCGTCGCCGCCTTCACCTTCAACATATTCTACTAGCTCCATAACTTGCACCGCTTGTAGCTCTAACGAAGTGTTAGTCTTACCATCACGGGTCCAAACATGCGCTGAACACTGGATGTTACATACAGAACCGTTACCGATAAGGTCAGTAACCTTATTACCGTACTCGTCCACAACTACTACAGGGCGCTTTGGTTTACCACCCACACCGAACGTCGCTGACTTTTTAAGTTTCACTTGGCGTAAACCATCTTCCAACACTAAGTCGTGTTCTTGGTTGCGCTTGAACTTAGGAAACAAACCCGTCTCCTTATACTTTTCCGCTTGTGCGTCGTCTAGTACTGCTTGGACAGTCCAGTTACTAACACCTTCCCCTTGGTATGGTGCTTCAGGTTTGTCTGCTTGCAGTTTAGTCCACATTACTTTTACGTTGTTAAACGAATAATTAGCTATTTCAGCCATGGTGTTTCTCCTTTTTTACTTGAATGTTAATCGTCAAAATCTAAGTTATCTAGTGCTTCTTCTATGTCGTCGAAGTCTTCTACACTAGCAACCTTAGGTTCCGGCGCTTTCTTTTTTACTTCCGGCTTAGGCTCAACCTTCACCGGCGCTTCTTCAGCCTTTTCTTCTTTCTTAGGGGTTATCGCAAAACCCCCTACATTGTCAATAGGAGCGTCAACCACACCGGTAATCCGGTTGATGGCATCTTTCTCGGTCTTGACTAATCCGTCTATAAGTTTCAACTCGTCTTCTTCTACGAACCTAGTAGCCTTGAACGTTAGCGATGGGTAGTCACCTTGGGAATTAAATCCTAGCTGAGTTACTACGTACTTAGGGTCAACACCACGCTTGGATAACTGCGCACCGTATTGCCCTAGGGTCTTCAGTGCGTACGACGTTACCTTAAGTAGCATCGGCTCACCTACGTTATCGAAAGGGGTAACGCACAGTCGCATAGAGTCTGAGCATAGTTTACCTCTACCACCCTTGTCGGTTATGCGTGAGCCCCACTGGTTGTGAGGACAGATGGCACACTTCTTAGATTGAGGTGCATCCGCATTTTCCGAAGGTGTAGCCCCGTTGTTAGAGTAACAAGTCGGCTTAACGAACCCGCTGTCTTCAAAGCCGTCAGCGTAGTACACCTTGGATTTGTTAGGGTTCGACGCTAGTATCACTATGTCTAACGTGTCCACTCCTATTTCTTCTCTCATTCCGTTACTACTCACGTAGAACGATGGTGATTTAATTGTAAGTTGTTTGAACCCTTCCGTGCTACCTGCCGCTGCGAACGGGTTAGTACCACTGAAAGTGTCTTTTAGGTGTGCAGGTAAGCCTGCGTCTAATTCAATCATGTCGCTCATATTACTTACGCCTAAAGTTAACCACTTGGGTTTCGTTCCAGTTCACACCGGGTGGTAAGTCTTCGTTTTCTTCTTTGTATTGAAGTACAGCCGTCTTGTTAACCCTACGTTCCAACATCTCCCATGCGTTATCCGCTTTGATGTGTTCAAGCAAAGCGTCCCAGTCAGCAACTGATGCCGATACTCTTGTGGAGCGATACGCCGTACCTGAGTCCTTGGAGGACACGTTGTCTATACCCCGTTCGTTAAAACGTTTTAGGAACTCTACTTCAATGTTGTTCTGTTTATCTTTGTCTCCTGCATCGTCCGCATTGTAGTCCGCTTTTCTTCGGGCTCTACGGTCGCGCAGTGCGATGAATAGTTTCAATAAAGAACCATCATCCATTTCACTCGCTTTTGCCATTACTACTCTCCTTTTTATCTGCTAACCAATTGTTAATGTCAGCCTCGTCCCAACGAAGAACCTTTTGCGAGACTCTTATAGGTTGTGGGAAACTAACTTCACGCCTACGTAGAGCCGGTAAAGCGCCCTTCGTAATTCCTAATTTTTCCGAAACTTCTTCCGGTCTAAGTAAGTTCATGTGTATTCAAGTCCTTCCGTATGTGTTCAAGAGAGTACAAGAATACACTAAACCTTTTAGCGTGTCAAGCAATATGTTTACCTCTATGCGCTTTTATTTCTTCCAGTAGAGCACCTTGCATTTTCTGCTTGTTCTTAAGCCTTTTGTACATACGTTGTTCTACTTTTGTGCCTTCCAACATGATAATAAAGTTGTTCATTTTCTGCCCCGGTCTGTTGATACGACCATTAGCTTGCTCGAAGGTTTCGTTCGATGTTACGCATGAGTACCAAACGATAGTACTAGCCGCTGTTAGGGTAAGTCCGTGAGACATCGCTGCAGGTTGTGCCACAATAACTTTTAAGTCTTTACCCTTTTGGAACTCCCCAAATATACGGTCGCGCTCATTCTTACTAACTCCGCCGTAAATAGTTTCTACTGTGAAGTGCTTAGCTAGTTCCCTAGACACCATCTTGACTGACGATACATAAGGTACGAACACAATTACTTTACCTTCAGCAGCGCTGATAATATCTTTTGTTTCTTGTATCCTTGGGTTCGATGGTATAGTTACTTCACTACCGTCGTCGGCATACACAACACCACATGCTATTTGAATTAACTTAGCCATCTTAACCGCTTCGTTAACCGCAGTAATAGCCCCCGTGTCTGCTTGGGTCTGTAACCTATTAAGCATCTCATTGTAGGCCTTATTCTGTTCCTTGGTTAACGCCACTTGTCGGGTCTCGTACATTAGAGGGGGTAGGTCTACACACTCGTCCCTAGTGAATCTAACTGACGGTTGCATAACCTCTTTAACCGTATCTAGCGCGTCGGGTTTAGGTTGCCATATAAACTGAGTTATCTGACGCATGACTTGCATCTTAAATCTGTTGAAATACAGCGGAACCTTATCGGGAACCAAAAGCTTGCACTGCGCCCATGCGTCAGTTGGGGCGTTAGGAGTCGGCGTTCCAGTCATACCCCAACACCACCTTTTGTCCTTGTGCTTGTTCACTACTGCGTTTATTGTCTTCCACTTATCGGTCGCCGCATTTCTAGCACACTGAGCAATCTCGTCGACGATGACCAGATTTATGTCTTGTCTGGCGCGTAGACTTTCTTCTACGATAGCAACACCATCATGGTTAATAATATATACATCTACGTCTTGCGCTAACAGTTTCAATCTCTTAGCTCTAGTGCCGTGAACCACCACACACGTTAAGTGCGTGAAGTGGTTGAATATCTCGTCGGCCCATGTCCTTTCCAACGTGGAAAGCGGGGCTACTATTAGTACCTTGTTTAGTACACCTACACTTCTAAGATAGTCGTACGCCCATAGCGACGCTAGTGACTTACCCGTACCTAACTCACTTAAGTTGAACGCTCGCTTATACATAGATAAGAAAGCAGCCGCTTCCCGTTGAGCCATAAACGGCTTGAACCTACCCGGCCAATCATAGTGGTGTCTTATCGGTGCAGGCGCATCGAAACCTAAGTTTCGTAGCACTTTAGTTTCTTCTATATTATGGGGCACTGCTACTAGTGTTTCCCCTTTTACAGTTATCGTCTTAGCTGACGATATGACGCTTAATATCTTAGAGGTATCTTTAACCTTAAGTACTAGCGCCCTCTTTTTCTTCAATACTAACATTTTCCAACCCCTCGATTAACTTATACAAATAGTGCTGTGCCTTATGTAGGTCTACAATACCGTTCTTTTCTTTGTAGCGACACACATACTTAATGATGTTGCCCTCCAAGTAACCGAGTTTGTTTGCGACTATAAAGTCCCAAGGCTGGATATCAGTCTGGTAGTGAGTACCGCTGACTTGCCTATCATTTGCTTGCATTTACTTACTCCTTTTTTTATACATTTCAGGTTTGTCTTTTCTCCAACCTCTGTTTTTCTTCTGACTAACCACCCGTGTGTTTGAGTCGTTACCACTACCGCCCTTAGCTAAAGGTTTCTTATGGTCAACGTCTTTACCGTCTCCCTTTTTAACTGTACCTTTAGCTAGTGCGTGTCGTCGTGCTTTGTTCTGCAACACTCGTTTTGCTTGTACACTTGGTTTCTTGTTGTATGCCGCCTTGGTTTTAAGCGACTTAGCTGATGTTTTTGGCATCTATTACCTCCTTAACTTGTTCAACGTCGTCAACTACGATAGCAAGACCTTCGGCTGCATTGATACCTGCAATCTCTCTGTCTTGGTTCGGAGTCGTGTTCTTTAACTTCCCCGGTGCCTTAGTTTCAAAAGCCATGAATCGACCTTTGTAACATACTAAGATGTCGGGACATCCCGAACGTCCCATGCCGTTTGAAACCGGCATGTAGTACCACGCACCTATTGATACTAAATACTCTTTGACTTTCTTTTTAACTTTACCTTCAGGTGTCATACCCATAATCTATACTCCACAAAATTCACATAGCTTACTACCGACCGGGCACCAATTGCGACACAGTCCTGACGGTTTGGCTTGCCACTTATCGGTGTCAAATGCAATACCTAAGCGCTCAGTTCTAGGCAAGAACTCTGCCCATATCTCTGTGATGTCCTCACGCGTGTAGGTCTCCTTATCGAACTTACCTACCTTAAGCCAAATGAAGCCGCACACTATCTTCTCCACCCAAGGGTAATATATGAACGCTAGTGCGGCGAACAGCTTCAGTTGGTCGGAGTCGGGTTTATGTTTGCCCGTTTTCCAATCTAATAAGTATGCTGTCTTGGAACCAACGACACCGATGTCAACGATACCTCTACACCATACGTCCTTCGCCATCCACTTGGTAGGCTTGAAGTTGTTGTTGATAGCCATACGTTGCTCAACGATACGCTTGCCTTCGTACGTGAATATCTTGTCCACGTATTTAGCGTACTTTTGTAAGTCCGCCGGTAGTCTTGCTTTCTTGTTGGCGTAGTCCTCGAGGTGCTTGTGTACTTTGTTACCCCAAAGCGATGCTTCGTGTTGTTTCTCGTGAGCCTCTTTAGTTACTCGTGTCAGTTGGTATCTACGTGGGCACGTCTCGAACGCTGTTAGCGCTGAGTAACTCCACGGTTTAGTTAAAGTCGATTTCATCCGGTTCCTCATCCTTATGTTCTTTTATGCACTTGTTAAGGTAGTAGTCAAACGCGTCATCATAGTCAACGCCTTGTACTGCTACGCGGTCTGCATAATCTTCCGCCATTTCTTCACATTTTTCTAAATAATCCATTTCTTTCCTCAATGTTCTAATTGGTTACTCCCCCGAGCCTCTAAAAGAGTGTACCCTACACTACAGGTACTGTGGAACAAATAGTGTTTATTTTGCAGCGCCGTACGTGTCAGCTATGTCTCCTTCGCTCCACGTAAGTAGTTCCGGCCACCATGTTGGAGGCGTTCTCATTATGCGTTGTACTGAATCGAGTGTATCTTGTGCTTCATCTTCGGGTACAACGTAAACTAGTTCGTCGTGCACCATCAAGGCGGGTATGAGTCCTAACTCGGACTGCACATCCAAGGCGTTATCAGCGATTACATTCCTAGCGAGGTGTTGAACAATGTTCTCAACAATCTTACCGGCATAAATCCTAGCCTTGTTACGTCCCTCTCCGTAGATAAACTCACTTCGTCCCGTTTCCTCGTTGACTTCGGTGCGCAGATTAGGGTAACGAATTACACCTTTCGGAGTTTGAAGTCCTTCCGGCGTTGGATACACCATACCCCAAGGGTCTACTGCACCCCCTTGCGCCCCTCTCATAATAGTAGGTAGCACGTTGTGACATCTTCGCCACGCTTGGGTTATATCTGGGTAAGCCCTTCGCCACGTATCTACAATGTCTTTAGACTCTAGTAGGTCGATGTTTACTCCACCCATAAGCTTCGCTACCTTTTGGAACGTAATGTGTCCGGCTCCAAAACCTAGCCCGAGGTGGGCGACTTTACCTACTTGTCTCTGTTGTTTCGTCACAGCGCCCTCGTCTACACTATATAAGGTAGCGGCGAACTCTTTGTAGAGGTCAGCGTTCTCAGGGTCAGCTTGGAACAACTCCATGCTTGAAGGTACCTTCCACAAGAAGTGGTTAACCCTCAACTCAATACCCGATAGGTCAGCAACAACTACCTTGTACCCTGGCGGTGCTATAAGAGAGTTTCGTAAAGCATCGGATAACTTAGGGTCATAGGGGTTAATACGTGGGAGGTTTTGTGGATTGTATCCCCACCCCGACCATCTACCCGTTGTATCTGCCCCATAGTATTTCAAAGGGATAGGTACTTTGTTCTGTGGGTGTGCCCCGGCGGCGACTAGGAACGCTTGAACTCGTGTACGTAGTATTGTACTCTTGGCGTCTAGTCTTGCGTTAGCGGCCACAGCTACCAAAGGGTTAGGGTGTTCTTGTAAAGCTATGAAGTCTTCGTCGGTCTTAGCTAGTGCCGGTATCTCTTTACCCGTTCGCTCCGATGTTTTCATAGGGACTTCTATTCCTAATGTCTCTAGGAACTTACCGAACTTCGGTGCCGATGAAAGTAGTTTTAGTACCGCTTCGACCGCTTCGTCGTCGTCCATGCCTAATTCAAACACGTCCATCTGTTTGGCGGCTTCTAGGAGTGCCATACGCTTTCTCTCAACTTCTTCCACTAACGTGTTGTTCAGTAGGTCCACATCACAGTCGAACGTTGGCTCAACGAGTGCTCTAATTGTCATGTCTATAAGCTTCACCTCGTCGCGCTTGGTCTGGGGTATGAGTCGTAACAGCAGTCCGTAGCACTGGTCCACGTCTTCCTTGTTGTATCTACGCATACCTACAATCTCTTGCTCAGTAAAGTCACATAAGTGTCTGCCTTTCGTTTGTAGCAGGGCGGAGTTGTCTTTGTACCCAAGCCTATAATGAGTTACTAGTTTAGCTAACGATAGTCCTACGTCTTTCGCATGGATAGGTCGTGCCATTGCTAGCGTACAACCCCATAGTTTTGGTTTGATGTTCAGCCTCCACGCTAAAATCATAGAGTCGAACCCGGATAGGTTATGCCCTACTACCCAACAGTCAGACCAATCTACTTTATTGCAGTAGTCCTTAACATTCTGTTCACCGAATACAACTTCAGTATCCCCGTCGTCGAACTTAAACGCACAACTGATTATCTCTGTGTCGGGGTGCATACAATACGCAATAGGTGACATCTTGGTTAGGGAATGACCTACGTCCCAAAACGTCTCTAGGTCTAATGTACATATTCTCATTTAGTCTCCTAATATTCTTTTAGGCCGTAGTGTGCTCGGTCATGTTCATTCTGTCTTCGTTTAGGTTACCCATTGCTAGGTTTCTCTGGTTTAACACGGTACTCTTGGTCTTCAAACCAACCGGGTGCTGTAGGGGGTACTATATCTTCCCAATGTCTAACACTTGTGTCGCAACATAGGACTACTAGTTTCTGTATTGGATAACCCTCTGCCCATTTGTGTATTAGTTCTGCATGTTTATGTTGTCTCATCTTATTTCTCCTTATTAATCTGGTTAAAACTTGAACACACCTTGTCGTGCAGTCGCATCTTTTCCAATAGTGCTTCAATCCTGCCTTTCTTCTGCCAGAAATTTAGAGGAGGTTCTTCTTTTAACTTAGCTACCTCTAATGTCAACCTAGTAACTGTGTCATCTAAGCGTTCTACGTGTTTTATTAATTGCTTCCAAGGTTGTTCATCAATAGCTCGTTGCCATTTGTCTTCTGCTTTAGGTTTGATACGGTAATCAGCATTAGTATCATCAAAGTCTGAAAAAGACTCAACGCTATACCAATGCGTATTAAAACGATACTCAACCTCTAGTCCATCCATATAAGCATTTACATA